CGCACCGAGGATCCTAGGCGAAATTTGACTATGGATGAAAAGATCAATTCTTTGAAAGACTTTGTGAGAAAGCAGGTTCCTGAAATACCTGAACTTTCCTATCAAAGAGAACTTTTGTTATCTCAGGTGGAGATGGGCATGATTTTAATGGAAGGCTTTAAGTTACTTTCCTGTTTAGTTGAGATAGAGTCCTGTAAGAAGAATTCCTGTGAGCACAACTCAAGTCAGAAGTTTGTTGATGTAATCCTATCTGACAACGGAGTGGTTACTCCAACTTTGCCTAAGGTAATTCCTGATGGCTTTAGATTTTTTAATAAAACATTGATTCTTCTTGAAACCTTTGTTAGAGTTAACCCTGAAGAGTTTGAAAAGAAATGGAAGCGTGATATGTCAAAATTGTTAACATTAAAAGAAGATGTTCAGAAAGCAGGGATCACTTTAGTGCCAATTGTGGATGGAAGATGCAATTACAACACCAATCTGATGCCAGATTGGGCAACAGAAAGATTTAGGTGGTTGCTTATTGACTTGTTGAGGGAATCAAGGGGTGATTCAAAGATTGACATCGAGGAACAGGAATACCAGAGGTTGGTTCACAGTTTGTCCAAAACTGGGAATCAGAGTTTAGGATTTGAAAATATTGAGTGTCTCAAGAGACATTGTCTCAATTATGAAAGTAGACTGGATGAGAGTTTATTGACAGGTTTCAATAATGATCTTCGAGAATCTAAAATCAGAGAAGGTTTAATAAAAATGAAGAATTGGTATAGAAAGGAGGTTTTTGTTAAGGGGATGGGTAATTTTGTCAAAACTGACAAGGCAAAGCTATTGCAAAGCTTGGAAAGTCTGGGTTTGCATGCTAATTCTGGGACTTCAGAATGTCCTTTTTGCTGTTGTAAAATACTTGATATTTGTTACAAATTGATGCAAAAATTAAAGCATGGTCATTCTTTATCTGAAGGAATTCCTGATGAGTTCATTGCAAAATCACAGATTGAAAAGGAATATCTTTTGGTTCTATCAGTGTGCAATAAAATAAAAGGAAAAAAAGTCTTTAATACTAGAAGAAACACTCTGTTGTTCTTAGATTTAATTATGCTCAATTTTGTTATTGATGTTTTCGAAAATAATCCTACTGAGTTGTGTTTCTTGAAGGAATCAGGACTCATCATCGGACAAATGTTGCTGTTTTCAAATGACAGAGTGTTGGATATCTTATCTGCCAGGAAGCTTTTAAAGAAGAAATTGGAAATTAGTGCCCACTGGGTGAAGAAATGTAACTCAATTTTAAAAAGGGCGGAACCAGACCTTTGGGATTATGTTTCAAAATATATCACAGAACCTAAGTTTGATAGCCTTACCTCACTAGCTGAAGAATTATGTACTGAGAGGCCGGTCATGAGGTACAAGGTGCAAATTCACTCAGGAGATGGGTGCTCACACAAGGAATTTGAAACCTTATCAGAGCAACAGCAGATTTGTCTTTTTAAATGTCTTTCTCATGTGTCTTTGTCATTAACCAATTCCATGAAAACCTCATTTTCATCCAGATTGTTAGTGAATGAGGTGGACCACAAAAAATATTTCGGCACTGTTAGATTGAAAGAATGTTATGTTCAAAAGTTCTTTTTAACCAATGAGTTGTACGGACTTTTGTTTTATCAAAAAACAGGTGAAAGATCAAGGTGCTACTCATTGTACTTGTCAGATAAAGGGCAACTCAAAGAGGTTGGTTCCTTTTACTGTGACCCAAAGCGATTCTTCCTCCCCATCTTTTCTGATACAGTACTCTTGTTAATGTGTGCAGAAATGGTGAGCTGGCTAGATTTTTGTGAGGAATTAGCTAGAGAAGTGGACCCTCTTTTAAGACTACTGGTGCTTAGCATTCTTTGCTCCCCTTCTAAAAGGAATCAAACTTTCCTACAAGGACTAAGGTACTTCATTATGGCCTTTGTAAACCAAGCTCACCATGTTCAATTGATGTCTAAACTAGTAGTAGAATGTAAATCTGCATCAGATGTATTAATACAGAGGCTAAGCGTGAGGATGTTCCGAATGGTTTTAGATTTTGGTTCGGATCCTGATGCGTTTATGTCAAGAAAGTTTAAATTCCTACTCAATGTAAGCTACCTTTGTCATCTAGTGACAAAGGAAACTCCTGATAGGTTAACTGATCAGATAAAATGTTTCGAAAAGTTTTTGGAACCCAAATTAGAATTCGGTTTCTTTGTTGTGAATCCCTCTCTCAATGGCACATTGACGAAGGAACAAGAAGATGCCATGGTGGGTGGCGTTAGCAAATTCTTTTCTAAGGACATCTTCAATATAGAAGATATGAAACAGCCAGGGGTTTCTAGAGACTTGCTGAGTTATTGTTTGACACTGTTTAACAAAGGTAAGCTAAAAGTTAACGGTAGTTTGAAGGTGAATCCATTTAGACCAAGTTTTACAAGCACAGCATTAGACTTGTCCAGTAATAAAAGTGTTGTGATACCAAAGCTAGATGAGCTTGGAAACATTGTTTCTGTTTATGACAAGCAAAAGCTGGTTTCAACTTGTGTGGCATCATTAGTTGAGAGATTTAAAACAAAAGGCAAATTCAATCTGGACCCGAATGAGATTGAGTTTTTAATCATGGATAATCTGACAAATTTGCTGGCTATTAAGGGTTCTGCTGTGAAAGAGAGAGAAGAGTTGTCTATGTTATATGAGCAGCTATCCGACGATGCCATAAAGGCTTTTGAAGAGTTAAGACAAGATGTAGAATTTACTCTTGGGAGAATGAGAACTCCAGAAAAAAAGAAGAAGACAACAAACTTTTATGGCAATTGTACATTGGAGTCCCTTTGGGCTCCCTTTAATGTCATGAAGGCGATTAGAACTGAGACTAGCATTCATGAAATCAGAGACTTTGATCCCAATATTTTGCCACCTGAAATTTATGAAGAATTATGCACATCTGTTTTTGAATCGTCACTAAAGGAATCTTTCTTTCTAAATGAGGTTCTTGATATTTGCCCACTCGAACTTTTATTGAAGAACTTGACAACAAGATGTTTCGAAGAACAGGAGTTTTTCGATTGCTTTAAGTATTTATTAATTCATGCTGGGTTTGATCAGAGATTAGGTACATATGAGCACAAGAGTAAGTCTAGGTTAGGGTTATCTGAAGATGTGTTTAAGCTGAGAGATGATGTTAGAATGAGTCAAAGGGAGAGTAACTCTGAAGCCATCGCAAGGAGGCTTGATAAAAGCTTCTTCACCAGTGCAGCTTTAAGGAATCTATGCTTCTATTCAGAAGAATCCCCTACAGAATACACTTGTATTAGTCCGAACACTGGCAATTTGAAGTTTGGTTTAAGTTATAAGGAACAAGTTGGTTCTAATAGGGAGCTTTATGTAGGTGACCTTAATACAAAAATGATGACAAGACTTGTAGAGGATTTTGCTGAAGCTGTTGCTAAGTCCATGAACTACACCTGTTTAAACTCTGAGAAAGAATTCGAGAAGGCCATCTGTGACATGAAGATGGCTGTTAATGCTGGGGACATTTGCTGCTCACTAGATCACTCAAAGTGGGGGCCCTTCATGAGCCCAGCCCTCTTTCTTTCTTTCATTAATGAATTAAAATTGAAGGATCATGAAACAAGTGCTCTGATTGATTGCAGACCAGTTCTAAGTGTTTTGAGGTGGCATTTGCACAAAGCTGTTGAGGTGCCATTCAATGTGGCAGAGGCGTATTGCACCGGGATGCTGAAGAGGAGATTAGGTTTGATGAGCCTACAATCTCAATCAGTGTCTGAGGAATTTTTCCATCAACAGTTATTAATGGGGAAGGAAGTGCCAAGTCATATTATGTCTGTGTTAGACATGGGGCAGGGAATACTTCACAACCTCTCTGATCTTTATGGACTGATCACAGAACAGTTTTTGAATTATTGTTTAGATTTGCTTTTTGATGTGGTGCCCATTTCTTACACATCAAGTGATGATCAAATAACAATGATAAAATTCCCAACTACAAATGCACCTGAGGGGGGGGAGAGTCAATCTGATTGGTTAGAAGTTCTTTGTTTTCATGACTTCTTGTCCTCCAAGCTAAACAAATTTGTAAGTCCCAAGAGTGTTTGTGGGAGTTTTGCTGCAGAGTTTAAGTCAAGGTTTTTTGTTATGGGTGAAGAAACCCCCTTACTCACAAAATTTGTCTCAGCAGCACTCCACAATGTTAAGTGCAAAACACCTACTCAGCTTGCCGAGACAATTGATACAATTTGTGATCAGTGTGTTGCTAATGGTGTAGGGGTCACCATTGTTGGTGAGATATCAAAGAGGGTTAATAGGTTAATAAAATACTCTGGTTATCCACAGACTCCCTTTTTAGCTGTGGAAGTCCAGGATGTGAAAGATTGGGTGGATGGTTCAAGAGGTTATAGATTGCAACGAAATGTGGAGAACTGTCTATCTGATCATCCTCAGTTAGAGCTTATAAGGAAAAGTGCCAAAAAGGTTTTAACAAAGATCAAAAGGGGGCTCATATTTGAAGAGCATTTAGTTCAGCTGATAGGAAAAGGTGGTGACAATGCAATGGAAGCTTTCCTCTCTTACATAGACTGTTCGGAAATAGAAAAAAGGGAGGCTTTGCGTTATCGTTGGTTGAATCTGTCTTCCAATGGAGATCTAAGACTTGTCTTAAGAACCAAGTTAATGTCAGCAAGAAGGGTACTGGAAAAAGAACAAATACCAACTTTAATTAAGACATTACAATCAAAGCTTTCAAAGAATTTCTCAAGAGGTGCAAAAAAGATATTAGCTGAATCTATAAACAAGTCAGCCTTTCAATCGTCTGTAGCTTCTGGGTTCATAGGCTTTTGTAAGAGTATGGGGAGCAAGTGTGTCAGAGATGGGAGTGGTGGGTTTTTATACATCAAAGATGTGATCAGTAAGGTGAAAATTTGTTCATGTGACATATGTTCTTTGGCTCCAGGCATTGTTTTCTGTGATGAAGCACTAGAGAATGTCTCAATGTTCTCAAGACCAATACTTTGGGATTATTTTTCTTTGGTTTTGACGAATGCTTGTGAACTTGGTGAGTGGGTCTTTTCTTGTGTTCAAATACCACCTAAACCAACTCTATTAAGCAATCCCAATCTTTTTTGGGCAGTGAAGCCAAGAGGTGTGCGTCTGGTTGAAGATCAGTTAGGATTAAACCATGTTCTACAATCTGTAAAGAGAAATTACCCTAAAATATTTGAGGAGCATTTGGTACCGTTCATGAGTGATTTGCAGGTGAGTCGAACTACTGATTTCACAAAATTAAAATACCTAGATGTTTGCATAGCTCTTGATATGATGAACGAGAATCTTGGTATAATTTCTCATTTATTGAAAGGGAGAGACAATTCATTGTACATAGTGAAACAAAATGAGTGTGCATCTGCGCATGTAAGGCAAGTTGAATATGTTGACTATGATGTAGGTTTGAGTCCTCAACAGATCTGTTCAAATTTTAAAATTCAGTTGACCTTTTCTTCTTTTATCAACCCACTTGTGATGACAACTTCAACATTAAGATCCTTTTTTTGGTTTGGGGAGGTTCTTAGGTTGGAAGATGAGAACCAAATAGATGTTGGTGAGTTGACAGACTTTGTTTTATTGATTAAGAAGTACAATGTGGATAGAGCGATGATGTTAGATGATCTAACAATGGGGTTTGTTGTCTCAGAAATTGGTGAGCCAAAATTCCGTTTGTTAGATTTTGAATGGTCTGGTGTCGAGGAACAAACTTCTTTTCCACTATCTGAAAACTCAAACAACAACGAAATAAAATTTACATTGAATTTGCAGCTGGAACACAAAAGGCTTTCAACAAAATATCGTCTGACTAGGCTTGTTGTGTATTCCTACACAATGGTCTGCGTAATGTTAGTTAATGATTCCAGAGGTGTTTTGAAAGTTGAAAACTTGACGCTGAGGGCCTCTGGTGATGTGAAAGAGCATCGGTTTCTTGATGGGGTAACGCTTGTCTCTCATCATCCAACCCTATGTGGGAAAAGGGGGATAAACATTCTGGACTTATTTAGGGATGCTGAGTTGCCCATACCTGAAACAAGAATGTTTCCTGAAGAAGTGTTTTTGGATCTCAGTGATTATCAATCAGAAGTTGAAGACAAGTATGCATATGAAATCGTGGGTCCCGAATTTTCTGATGTGCCATTGGTTATGAGTGGAGGATGTCTTGTTGTAGGGGATAAAAAACTGTCACACCTGTTGACTGAGCTGACAGGAAACGTCATTTTGAAGGCATTGGGTGCCCTGGAGACAGATGGAGAGATTGGAAGTTTTTTGATGGGATTGTGGCCCTACATAAAGGCCACAAAACAAAGGGTGAAAATATCTCAAGAAGAATTTCTTTTTATATATGAGACACATAGACGTTCACTTCTTATGTCTTTTGAAGCATATAATGACTGGTTAGAATTTTTAGATTTTAGTGTGTGTTTCAGCAAGACCTTAGGTGATCTGGTTGTGTCGGACAGTTCTGGCAATATGAGGTTAAGAGGAGTTGTTTGTAGACCTCTGCGTCAAGTCGGCACAGTGATGGAGATAGAGTAGACCAGACAGGATCAACGCCCCCCGGGGTTCCCCGGTGGGGGCCCCTTGCGGGGCCCCCGGGGTTTTTGCCGGTGTGGTTTGTCTGCTGCCTCATTCCGGTGGTGCGCTGGGCTCGACTGGAATCGCTATGCGAGTGGGTAGAGGTTTCCAGCAGATGTTGCACAGATCAGAGGTTCTGAGCATCAAGTTCAAGCATCTCAGACAGAGATAGTGATCTGAGCACACCACAAGGTTTTTATCAGCAAACCAACAACATTTGCAGTTGTATCTACCGTGGAGGCTGACTGGAGGAGTTCTGAGAAGTTCTGTCTCAGTTGAAGTTGTTTTGGGTCTTGTTGACTGGGGTTGGGTTTCTTGCTTGACATTACAATTGCCCATGTCGGAACTGTAACAGAGCAATAAGCGTGAAAGTTACGCCTAGGATCCCCGGTGCG